AAAATAAATTATAAATATATATGTCAAGTTGTTCTTCTATTATTCTTAAAAATAATGAAAATGTTACATTTGTTTCAAATCCAAGTATAACATACTTTAAAAGTGTTTATAGAAAACATACTAAATTCAGTATTGATTATAAAGAAGAATTTCCCGACGGGAATAATAGTTTTGACCTTAAAACGTTGGCAGAAATAAAAATACCTTTCCATTATACTGCTGATTTATTATGTGATATATCACTCAAAGTACAGTTTAAGGTGCCGGGTGCCTTGTTCCGCCCTCCAGATGATATAGCATTACATTTAATCAAGGATATAACATTTAATTTACAGGGACACATTAATGAATTCGATAAATTAGATAAAGAATATATAAACTTCAATGCCATGTTAAATAATCATAATTCGTCGAAGGCAACTTATACTTTAACGCCGACCGGTAAATTGACTTGTAATAATGGAAATAATTTTCAAAATATGGCATTGTGTGGAGGGATTGGAGGGGAATGGGGGGGGAGGGCGCTTGATGCGGATACTGCAATTGGTGGTCTAGATAATATTAAAAGCATGGATGCTATTATACCTTTGCCATTCGCGTTTTCTAAATCCATAGGAACGGCTATTCCACTATGTGCTTTCAATCAGACAACAACTACACCCCAAATTGTTATTACCGCTGTACCCTTGGATCGCATTGATTTCGGACAGGGGTCGCACAAAGAAGAAATAATGGGGTCTTTTACATATTCTGCTATATCTAAATATATATTTTTATCTAATGAAGAAATTACAAGATTTAAAACCACAAGGTCAGAATATTTATATGAAAGAGTTAATAGTTTTATAACAAAAAAGACAACTGGTGGTCCAATAAATATTTCTAGATTAAATAAAAAAAACCCAATAAAACAAATTTTTATACATGTGGGAAGTGATGATGAGGACAAGGAGATTCTACATACACTTGAATATAATATGTCTATAAATAATGAGGGAATGTTTTCAGAAAATTTTAGTCACGAATTCTTCTCCAAAGTAGAAATATTAAATAAATTTAAAGGATATATTTCTCAATATACACGCAGTTTATCTATAGGTATAATAGATTTTTCTTTGAAAAATACACAAGGTCCTTCTGGGTGTGTTAGTCCAAGTGATAATAATATAATCTTGAATATAAAAAAAAGTTCATCTGGAAAATCCTTTGATATCACTATATATACAGTATGTTATTATATATTACGTATATCTGATGGAGAATTAACTCACGTGTTTAATTAACCTTTTTTTTTTATATAATAATTGTATATATATTATATGGGGAGCGGAACTATAGGGACTATTAGTTTGATTACACAAACCGGTGAATTCGAGCGTAAATATTTTATAAGTAATCCTGATATTACTTTTTTTAAAAGTGTATACAGAAAACATACAAATTTCAGCAAATATTTAATACGTAAGAGGCCCGACCTCATTGAAAATAGTGCCACTGGTACCACGGTTCACCACTCTATCCAAACCGGATCCGATGATTTATTATCAAAAGTTTATCTTGAAAATAAACTTACATTTACAAGAGTTGGAGCGGAGGGAAACACAGTTATATTCGCAAATTTGGGGTCAAATCTTCTAGACCCCCTATCAGACGATAGTTTATCAATAGATATAGGTAGTAATAAAGGGGTATTCAAATCGAATGGGTTATTCCAAGAAGTAAGGGGTGAGTTGGAAAACCAAATAACACTAGGCGGGTACCAAGGTACTATAACGGGTGCCCCAGAATTGCAATTAGACAAAAATATTATATCTTGTAAAAATGGATCTCATTATAATTATACTACATTATCTGGTGGAGTTAGGGGTATGACTTTGACCGAGGATAACTTCGCTGCCGCACCCACCAAGAATGTCATCGAGACTGAATATTTCTATACAATACCTGAATTTAGTTTTATGAAAGATTATGGTTTGGCCCTACCTTTATTATCTTTAAGAAATGAACCTATTACTTTTAATGTCAAATATCAAACGTTTGATAAAGTATTCACCGCCCCCCATAATATAAAATGTGATCTTGAATCTAATTTTATACAAGAATTAATACATTTAGATAATGATGAAAAAAGTAGATTTTTAACTAGTCAGTTAACGTATTTGACAGAGAGTATATTCCATATCAAAATAAATGAGAAAGAAGTTGACATTTCCAGTACATTTAAATTATGCAAATATTTATTTTTAGTAGGGTGGGCGGAAGACCGCGCGCCGTTGAGCGAGACGACATCACCTACTACACTGCAGTCTGCAGTTTTTGACGGATTAAATATTAATTTGGGTGGTAATCTTCTATATCCTGGAGGTGCTGTATTACCAGCATCAATTTTTACAAAACTGAATATTAATAAATATTTTATTGGATGTGGACGTGATCTGCAGGTTACCGGTGCAAAATCTTATGGGCAATTAGACAGCATTGCTATGATTCCATTTTCGATTGAACCTACTAATTTTACTCAACCATCCGGATGTGTTTCTACATTGGGAAATTCTAATAGGATACAATTAACCCTCACGTCCTCTGATACCACCATTTCACTTATGTTATTTGCAATAAATTATGGTATTTTACAAATATCTGACGGAAAGGCTCAATTACAATATTCTTAAATGTATTTATGTACTAATTTGTTAACAAAGAAAAATATCACAGCGGCCACAAATGTTTTTAACAATATATATATGTTATTATTTTCTATAGATAATGCATCACATATTAAAGTATTCACTTGTGTTAAATTTAGTAACATAAATATTGCAAAAAATATAATTGAACTTTTAAATTCATCTAATAATGTTGTATTATCACAAATATTTTTATTACCGTGCTGATCTCCCGCATCCATTCTAATTTTCCCTTGACCTTGGGTTTTTTCAATTTCCATTTGTTTTCTCAACATTTGCTCATGTATTTGTTGCTGTTTAACTCTTTCCATCTGTTGTTGTTGTTGTTGTTGTTGTTGTTGTTGTTGTTGTTGTTGTTGTTGTTGTTGTTGTTGTTGTTGTTGTTGTTGAGCATTCACCATTTGCTCTTTATCTGAATTTATTTCATTTAAAATCGAATTGACAACATCATCATCTTCATTCATATTTGAATTTTGACCACCGCCTCTCATTAATTCCTCTATTGATGTTCCACCACGATTTTCCATTTTATAATTTAATTATTCATTAAAAAATTTTAATTTAAACTAATTAATTTAAACTAACTATAACTAAATCATTATCAAACTTACCATATAAGAAACATCCCATTATAATACCTATTAATATTGATATAAAATATTTTAAATATTCTTTCATATATATATTTATATTACATTTTTATTACAATATTTTCTTCAATATTTTTGTCTGTAACATATTTTATAAATATAGTTAATGATAAAGCAATTAATAATACTTTTGTATTGATAATATTATTTAAGTCTAATTTCATTTATATATATTACATATAAAAAATAATGGCAGACATGGATAATATTCTTGATTTATTCGATTGTAATGATAATAATAATGATTCTGATATACCTATAAATGAGAATTATTTTATCGCTGAAATACTAAAACTTATAAAAGAAAGTAATGATTTCCCATTATATATTTATGTAATGATTAAATCATTATTACAAAAAAAAGAATTATTAAATAAAAATCAGATTAAAGAAATTATAGATATATTAGGAGTGAAACCTGAAATTAAAGAAGTTATTAAATATAAAGAAAAAATTGTTTATAAAGAAAGAAAGGGAAGGGTTTATGAAGGGGATGATTATTAAATATAATAAAAAATAAATTTGATTTAAAAATAAAATAGTACACATATCAAAAACATGTCAGACATTTCTGAAATTCAAGGTGTACTTAGCGAAATGGTTTCTCGGACTGCAATTGAGAATATTGATTGTATTAGAGGTGAAGAAAAACCTGAAATAATTGGTAATTTTCTTAAAGAATATTTAAATATTGATCAAGATATAACTGTAACTGAATATGCAAATTTTTCGACTAAATATAAAATAAAAATATATGGTATAGATATTTTATATACAATATGTGATTCGGCTGGTTCAAGCCCAGATTGGATTATATATATGAAAGAAGGAAAACATATTTTCTGTGAAGATACTAAAGCAGGATTATGCGGATCTGGAAATAATGCTCAATTTCAAAGATTTACTAAATTTGTACTCGAAATAATTAATAATAATAATTATAATTTAGTATATTATTTAGATAATAGTGAAGATGAATCATCTCTTAATAAAAGATTCAAGGGTCAAACCATGGTAGCATTTAAATGTTGGAAATTGTTTGGTATTGATTTAAAAAGTAATAATCCTGTATTACAAAGAATATTAGATAATGTTACACCTTATAAAGAAATTCATGAATTTATAGAAGATTGGAATAAGAATTCAAAAAAATGTAAAATTATATTAGAAAAAAATTATGTATATTTAAAAGGTTTTAATATATTAAAAAATGGTACTATTTCAAATGACCCGGAGATAGGAAAAATATTATTAGTCATTATGACAATATGTAATCTAAGTTTATATGATATTATAATAGATAAAGAGAGAATTACAAGTGATATTATTAGTAAGTCTGATAATAAATTTATAAAAATAATTAATTCTATTAATAATAATGTAAGGGAAATTGCATTTAACGATATTTGTTATAATGTATGTGAATATAAATATAATGACTATTTTCATAAGGATAGTACTTCTGAAAAAATAGTTTCTATCTGGGAAGAAGTCCATAGAAAAAATCACAATATAGGTATAGTTTGTTTTACAAATCATGCACGTGGATCTTTAGAACATTTAACTATTAACGGTGTAGATCAAGGTAGTACCCCTAATAAGGTATATACACCTGATTTAATTTGGGTAGATGACGATACTGAAACCAATTATTTTGTAGAAGCAGAAAAGTATGAAAATTTTGGTAAGAAAGGTAGTGGATTAGATCAAATCAATTCTTGGAAATCTGGTCCAAAGTCAGAAAATACACAAAAACATTTTAAAGAAAAATTTAAAGGTACGCCTTATGAAGATTATTCACACAGAGCATATATTACATTATATATTCAAGATATTGATGATGCAGTTGATATAAAAGATATGAAACATGTAAAATATATATTAGATAGTAAAGGAAAATTAAGAACAAATGATAATGTAGAATATTTAGATCTTAATAGTTCATAATTATGACTTCATTTTCTGCTGATTTGCCTCTATTAGTTTTATCTCCTGATAATGTTCGTGCAACTGCCAATGTATGTATTTTAAAATGATCTTCTTTAAAATTATTTTTTATATAATCTGAATTAGAATTACTCATCATAAATTTGGCACCTTTTTTATGAATATTATGGCACAATTTAATCAATCTATCATGATCTGATTGACCGAAACCTTCTGGTGTGTAATCAGTGAATGAATTTTCTTTTAATGGATAATATGGTGGATCAATATATACAAAATCACCTTCTTTAATTTTACTATATGACGATTCGAAATCGGCATTAATGATTTTTATATTTTTATTAGATAAATATTTTGCCATACTATTTATATTTTCTTCGGTCGGCATATTGATATTTTTTCTATTGCCAATAGGGATATTATAATTACCAGTGTTTGCGTTCTGTCTCCATCCACCACAATAACATGTTCTCATGATAAATATGAATAATACAACCTGTTTTATTGTAGTTGGATTATTTATATTAATATTGAATTCGTCCCTTTTTTTATAATAATATATATCTCTTGGATCACCTTTATTTTCAAAATCTGGTAAATTATTCCATTCGTCTTGTATTGTTTTCAGCTGTTTAATTAGACTTGTAGTGTTGTTTTTGGTTTTTTGGAATGCATTACATATATTAGAATTTAATTCATATGCAAATGCTATTTTAGGTTGAAATCCTAATAAAACAGATCCTGACCCTAAGAATAATTCATAATATACATTATATTCTTTAGGAAATAATGGTAATATTACATTTAATAATCTTGATTTACCTCCAACCCAATGAGCCAACGGTTTAATTACTTGAGTAATATCCTGTTCTTCATTTAATATTTGAACAGGTTCATTTGGAATTATATCGTCTATCGTAGCTATAATATTACCTCCATTATTATACTCAATGACAGACTCAGTTATTTCGTCCCAATTAGTAAGAGAAGATATAGAATCAGTTGGTGTGATCGATTCTGTGAATTCTGGTTTTATAAATGAAGGATTATATTTAAATATATTATCATAATATCCTTTATCTATTTCCGAACCTATAAATTTACGATTAGTATTATGACAAGCGGTAGCAGTGGTCCCACCACCCAAAAATGTATCACAAACTAAATCACCTTCGTTTGTATGTTTTTTTATAATATCTTCAAATAATGGAATCGATTTTTGTGTTGGATGAAATCTAAACTTATTAGGAGGAATAGGATATTCATAAATTCCTTTATCATACTTATTATTAAAAGTAGGTTTTTTATCTTTACAAGCAGTCAAAGCAATCTCACGAGCATTTGTTAGATAATTTGTGCTACTATTTAGTGGTTTGGGATTTTTTTTGATCCATTCAATAAACCTTATTTGTTTATACTTATATTTTTCTAATAAGTCGTTCAATAATGTAATTTTTTTCCAATCAAACCATATTATAATTGTCCCGCCTGATTTAAGTTTTTTATAATATAATTTTATAAATTCTTCAAGTTTATCCATTGTAAAATCATGATCCCAATTTCCAAACTCATGATTAGTTTTAAATGCTTTGCCGTATTTTGTTCCATATTTAATATATTTCCATTTATCTTCATCCGTTTGAATATTATTTTTAGATTTATATTCTACCCATTCTTCTTCCGTTTTTTCATTTACATTATTTTCATCATTATATTTAACAACATCATTTAATTTATTCATACCTGTTTCTTTACTAATAATATAAGGGGGATCAATTAGTGCTAAATTTAATGAATTATCTTCTATATTTTCAGATAATAATTCTAAACCACATTTATTATATATTTTTGAATAGCAGTCACTCATTTATATTTATTGTAATTTACTTTTTAAATTGTTTCAAATTTTAAATTTGATTATTATACAACATTAATATTTAAAATTAATTTACAATAAATATAAAGTATGCAATCTTTCGGAATTGATCAAGAAGGTCTTGCACTTGCTCTGGCAAATGACAATTGTATTAGTGATTTGGCATGCATCATGGAATTTTTAGATAATTCACTAAAGGCACAAAGTGATAACATTAGTATAATTAATAATGATAACATATTTATCATTCGTGATAATGGTGAAGGTTTTAATAAAAATAAAATAAAAGATATTTTAACACAATATAAACGCCAAGGTATTGAAAATAAAGAATCTTTGTCACATTTTGGTATAGGATTAAAAGCATCATTATATTGTAAGTTAAAAAATGAAAAAAGTTTCGGGTTTATTATTTCTGTTACGGAAACAACTAGAGGCCCTCAACCAACAATTATTTATTTAAAATATATTAATAATCTTATTAAATATAATACAATTGAATTACCTTTACCAACGGCACAAAAATTAACAGTTTTTATAAATAGAGGTACAATTATTTATCTAGAAAAAGTATCAAATATTATATTTGATCCAGAAAATGATGATGAAGAAATCATATTAGATTATCTTGAAAAATTTATAGATAATAATATATTTGATAATTCATTTAATGAAGAACAAGAAACTTTATATAATGATTTATGTAAATTATATGCTCCAGTGTTAGAAGATAAATTAAATATTACTTTTAATAATAAAAAATGTGAATCAATACATTTTATTAAAGAAACAGATCAATTAGTATTTAATCTAGATTTATATATTAAAAAAACTGATACAGAACATATATTAATATTAAAAGATTATGATTTTCAATATTCATTAGATGGAAAATTTAAAGAAAAATCTAATAATTTAAGCGAATATGATTTTGATAATGACTCTACTATAATTAAATTAGGTAATTTAGAATTTTATAATTCAACTTCAGATAGTGAACTTAAAAGAGTTCAAATTAATATTCCCGGACAACGAATTATTCAAAGAAATATGTTTCCAAAAAACATTAAGAGTATATGCGCACATACTCATTTTCATATGAGAATTGTATTAAATGTAGAGAATCTAGATTATATGAAAGAGTATTTATTATTACAACAAAAATTACCAAATAATCATATGGCTGTAACTGATTTAGTTAATAAATATGAAGGATTAACTCGGGCTGTTGTAAAGATATGTATTAATGATACTATATTAGAAAATTTTGGTTGGTATATTCATAAAGAGGGTTTTAAAACTCATAAACATATGAAATTATGTGACAAACCTGCACCACCCTGTCCAGGGGGGGGCGGCCCTGATCCATATCCAGGAGGGGGATCAGATATAACTTCTGAATCAAGTGATTCAGGTAATGAATCTAAACCAAAACCAGTTAAAAGAAAACAGAAAAATCGTGGTGTGACTCTAAAACCTGGAGGATATTTATATTTATTAACATTAAAAGATTCTGCTGATTGGAAAACACCTGACGGAAAAACTATTTATAAATTTGGCAAAGCTACCAATTTAAAAGAAAGAATTAATCATCACCAACATAATCATCCAACTAAAGAAATTGATGTAATTTATAATGTTAAAACTAAATTTGAATTAGATAAAAAAGAAACTGAAATTATAACATTATTTCAACAGAAACAATATTTATATAATACTAATTCTACTTCAACCACTGAATTTATTTGCTGTGATAATATAATAGAAGTTATTTCAATTATTAATTCGGTTGTTCCTGATAATTAAATATGGCACCATACCTTGCACAAAAATATATTGGAATTTGGTTGAAAAATCATGATAAAAAAGTCAAAAAGGAAACTGAAGAAAATGGAGAATATGTTCATCCACCATTTAAATATAATAATAATGAAGAAGTTGAGTCTGTTTTTACAACAAGTTATGCAGTGAGAAGTGAAAATAATGGGAAATATAAAACAAATGTATATGAGGACTATGGAATAATTATTGTACCATTTGTTATTAATAAATATGGTGATAACAAATATAATAAGAAATTCTTAAAAAAAATGACAAAAAAAGATTTAATACTATTTGTTGGGGATGGTTGGGATAAAACCCATTTTAAAGGCCGATTATATAATGTAAAATTATTAGGGAAAGCAGACGAATACTCTGGTGATTATTTTAAATTTAAAATTAACGAAAAAATACAAGATTATATTTATAAGGGTAAATCATATAATGGACGTGGATATTAATCAAAATAAACATGCTTGTTGATAAACAGGTACTTCCTTATCTTTCTTAGATTTATAATTTCTCTTTTTATATTCTTCTTTTTCTACATTATCATTTTCATATAATTCATATTTCTTTTTTTTATATAAACTTATTCTTTTCAATGACTGTTTTTCAAAACAAGGTATATTCTCATCTATTATATCACATATTAATTTATGATGTTCACCATATTTCCGAAAAATTCGTCCCACTGCCTGCTCTACTGATCCCACAGGACTGGATAATATCACTGTATCTAATGAAGGTATGTCTGCACCTTCCGAAAAGAACGAATATGTCCCTAAAATAACTCGTAAAGTAGCATTATGTTCTAATACTTCTGGATGAATTCCACCTATATATAAACCTGATACTTCTGATTTATAATGTTCATTTATAGTTCCCATCATATCTATTAAATGCTGTCTTCTTTCACTTAAAATTAATATTGTTCTTCCTTCATCGAAATATTTATATAAATAATTTAATACCATATCTGTTCTGGGTTTATATTCACAGATTTGATTAACCATCTTTGGCCGACAAATTGTGCCGTTGAATATAGTTTGTTTTTTGATATATTTAGGATCATCACATACATATTTAATTAATCTGGTTTCTACTTTATGTTCATTAATTTCATCAGGTGATTCATATACCACATCCCCTATATAATATTTAAATACATAATCTGTGCCATCATTTCTTTTAATGGTCGCTGATAAACCTAAAATATATTTAGGGGATACTTTTTTCATTGCTTTTGAAAAAACCTCTGCAGATAAATGGTGTGCTTCGTCGAAAATTGCAAATCCAAATGGTTTAAATAAGTCGGGCGGATACTCCTTCATCGAAAGGCTTTGTAACATTGCTAATACTATATCTTTCCCTTCTACATCAATAGTTTTACCCTGAATATATCCAACTTTCGCATCAGGTATAAACTGATGCACCCTTTCCGTCCACTGATCTAATAGGAACGATTTATGACAAACAACAATTGTTTTCTTTTTAAGTTGACATGCGATATTGAGTCCTAATACTGTTTTGCCACCCCCACATTTTAAAGAAATCATACCCGCCCCTCTAGTCTTAGCAGTTTCTAAATAAGCATCTCGAATGGGTTTCTGAATTTCTCTTAAATCTCCATTAAAATTAATATTAATATCCTCTCCATCTGGTAATTTATCTTTAACGGGCGGACCAAAATTATCTATTCCATAAAATCTCGGCAAATAAAATGCTTTAGGAGATTCAGAAAGTATATTGAACTTCTTATCTTTATTTTGACCACCCTTTATTGGGTCATAGACATAGGGTAATATCATCATATCTTTTTTAATTTTATTACATTGTTCAGGTGTCAGATTTTTTTTTAAAACTTTATATCCATAACTAGTTAAGGATGTTTCCATTTATTATCTATATTAATATGTGATTTATATTTAAATATCATTTTTGGTAAAACTATGTGTTGGTTTAATATAATGTCTTTTTCTCGTATGTTTTATTTTCCGTTGTTTCTTAGAATACTTATTTCTAGATCGGGTGTTAACTGATTTCATGGGGGCGCGTTTTGTACGCTGACGCCGTCCCGTAGAAGTTTTTCGTTTTTTTTTTTGGTATTTTTTAGCACCAAACAAATTACCAAATGACCTTCGAAGTCGCTGTGTTAGTGATGATTTTTTTTGAGGAATTTCTATATTATCTTGATATTGAGGTTGATATTGAGGTTGTGATTCGGTTGGTATTTGGTTCATAAGTAGTTCATTATCTATGACATCCCCATCACCTATCGAATCCCTTGATACAGGTGAATCAACAGACGTTGCCGGTTCAGAACCACTATCATATTGCATATCATCTAATTGAACATCCGGAGCATTTTCTCCCTCGCAGAGTTTCCCAAAATCTATAGAATTCTCGAAAAGTTGCGTCGGGCGGTTTTTTTTATCATATCCATCATATGAACAAAATTTTTCTAGATCTTCTTTATTGCTTCGTGGACTAATGGTTGATATATTATTACCAATATTATCCCCTTCTGGAAAACTTAATATTATACTATTTTTCAATATTTCAGTGTCATCATCCCCGGTAAAATAAGTCCCTGACATATTATCAATATATATCTCAAAACTATCTTCTACTTTTTTAAATACCATTATACCAGCACTGCATATGTTTTGTTTATCGTAACAAACATACATATGTTTACATTTATTATCATCTATTTCATGAAGTGTTTCACATAAATTTAGAGCACCATCTGATTTAAAACAATATGTAAATGTTCTTTTATCCTTTTCACCCATTATTATATTCATAAACTCAATATATGTATTTGTTGTATGGTCCTCATTTGGTCCATCATATAATTTCCCGTGACGTCTACCCCTCAATAGTAGTTTCTCTGGATTCCATGTTTGTGACTTTAATGTACACACACCTGATTCCGGTCTGACAAGCGTCGTCTTTACATTTAGTAAATCTAAAGGATCTCTCCATATTTTTATATTTACATTTTTTTTTCCAATATCCAATACATTAACTCGTTGCTCCATTATATTTAATCTATTTTCAATTGCTATTAACCTTTCTTCTGATACCATTTATATATATATATAAGATATATTTAAATTATATTGAAATAGATATTTTCGCAAAATGATTAAATAACTTATATTTGAATATGAATATTATATAACTAAATCTATATATCAATTGGACTATCTATATTTTTTAAAATACCAAGGCGAGATAAAAACACAGTCAATTTATTATTTAAATCTTGATTAACGTACGATATCAGAGCGTATGATAATAATATACTCCCGCCCATGTCGATCCGGTTACCACCCTTATATGGGAAGAACTTATAGATATAAAAAGGTAAATTTTTTACTATACTTTTTAATAAAAATGTTAACATTGTAACCATTATTACTTCTTTACATAAATGCCAAAATACTATTATTGTAGGAATATTTTTGATATCTCTATTACCCATCCCCCCATATTTAATTGTACTATAATTGACAAGGTGTGATATACACACACCCCCGAAGAAATATATCAAACCAATCAAAGACAAATCCACAAATTTATATAAGTTATCCATTATTTATATAATATAAATTAAATTAAATTAATTCAATATAGATTGTTAAGATATATTTAAAAAATTAAATTGTATATAATATAAATGCCTCCTAAAAAACCACATATATTGAATATATATTTAAAACATCATAAAGAAGCAAACCATAAATATGATAAATCTGTTGTATTAATGCAAGTCGGTGGATTTTCAGAAATATATAGTCCTATAAACACCGATATTGATATTAAAGAATGCCCTGATTTAAAATATTTATCCGATATTACTAATTGTTCTATCGCTATTAAAAATAGAGGTGGAGAGAACGAACATTATATGATCGGTTGGCCTAAAATTGCCGACTCTAAATATATTCCCATTTTAATAAAAAAGGGATTCCATGTTATAATGGTTGAACAAAAAGAAGGTTCTAGCACACACATTACTAGAGAAATTACTAATGTTATATCAGCAGGAACATCTATGGATTATGATAATAATATAAATAATTATTTAATGAGTATTTATATTGAAGAATATGAAAATAATAATAAAACATTTCATGGTTGTGGTGTTTCTATTATTGATATCTCTACTGGAAAAAATTACATTACACATATATTAGATAATCCGCATAATAATCACGATTATGAAGCAATGATAATTCATTTAGTAAATATTTACTCACCCAGTGAAGTAATTATTCACAATATGAATACTGGCATCAATAAACAAGATTATATCCGAATATTTAATATCCCTCATGAAAATGTATTAATTAATTTCTTCCAACAAGATATTAAAAAAATGATTAAAATTGATTATCAAAATAACTTTATAAACGAAATATTCCATTTTAATACCCAAACTTCCCCCATCGAAAATATTCATTGTGAAACTAAACCAGAAACTGTTCTATCATATATTTTACTATTAGAATATTGTCACCAACACCGCAAAAACATTAAAAACAACATTGAATTACCCGAACAAATTGAAAATATTAATTATCTTAATCTTACTAATAACTCTATCAGACAAATTAATATTATCTCTAATTCTAATAATTATAAAGGTTCCAATGATAGTCTATTAACTATTTTAAATAAATGTAAAACACCTATGGGTAAAAGGTTACTAAAAGAAAGAATTTTGAAACCATTTATTGAACCAGATAATATTAATAAATCATATGATTATATTGAATTATTTTTAAAAGATAATTTTTATGAAAAGATTAGAAAAGAAATTTCTAAAATTTCAGATATTGAAAAATCTGTTAGAAAAATGGGACTAAATGAATATACATATGATGAATTATTTTCAGATAATATTTCATTTGATTTTATTAAATCTTCAATTGAATTATTAAAATCAGATTCTGAAATTTTTAATAAAATTCAAGAATATTCTCAAGATATTGAATTATTTTATGAATTTTTAAATGATATTAATAATCAATTCGAGTGGGACAATTTTAACACAATTAATAGTAATAATATAATTGAACGCAGCTTATTTAAAAAAGGTATTTATTCTGAAATTGATGATATAGATGAAGAAATTTTCACAAATAAAAAAGGTCTAGATTATATCTGTGAAAGATTATCTAGATTTATTGACCAAAAAGGTAATACTAATTTATTACCTATTAAAATTGAATATACTGATAAAGATAATTATTATATTTATACTAGCAGCAACCGTGGTCTGAAACTAAAAGAGAAATTTCAAAACTTAGGGGATCTAAATATTATTGTTAAAGATGATGTAGGAGGTATACTTTATACACTAAAACCACAATCAATCAGTTTTACTAATATTAAAGGATCCGCATGCAAAATTGAATTGAATGAAATAGGAGTCATATCTAATAATTTAATTAAATTAAATAAAACTATATCATTCTTAAATCAAAAATATTGGAATAATTTTATTGATGTTTTATATAAAAAATACAATAAACCTTTGAAAAATATTTGTAAATTAATTTCTGAGATTGATTTTTATTCAAATGGAGCATACATTTCTAAGAAAAATAGATATCATAAACCAACTATTATTCAATCTAATAAATCATTCTTAGATGTTAAAGAAATAAGACACCCTATCATTGAACTTATTAATGATAAACATGAATATATTACAAATGATATCAGTTTCGGATTAAATCATGATGGTGTATTACTATTTGGCACGAATTCATGTGGTAAGTCTTCACTTATGAAGGCAATAGGTCTTAATATTGTTATGGCACAAGCAGGAATGTATACTCCATCACTAAGTTTCAATTATTATCCTTATAAAAAACTATATACACGAATCCTTAATACTGATAATATATTTTCAGGTCATTCATCATTTATTGTTGAAATGAATGAACTGCGCGAAATATTATATTCATCTGATGAGTTTTCAATGGTTCTTGCTGATGAACTTGCTGTGGGCACCGAAACTACTAGCGCTTTATCTATTGTCGCATCATCCTTAAAAATTCTATGTGATAGAAATGTATCATTCATATGTACCTCGCACCTCCACCAACTTAATAATATTTCTAGTATCAAAGAACTTGATAATCTTAAAACTTATCACCTAAAAATTACAAATGAAAATGAGACTATTATTTATGATCGAGTACTAGAAGAAGGTCCCGGTCCAGCAGTATATGGATTAAATGTTTGTGCAGCATTAAATATGAGTCCTGAATTTCTCTCTCTAGCAAGACAAGTACAAATAGAAATTAATAAAGAAAACAATAATATCATTTCTACTAAAAAATCAACTTATAATAAAACTATTTGTATGGGAGAATGTTCAATGCCAATGTGCGACAATAACGCAGAGGAAACACATCATATTAATGAACAGGCTGACGCTGATAATTCAGGGAACTTTGATCATTTTCATAAAAATGCCACACATAATCTTATACCATTATGTAAAGGATGTCATGCTCAAATAACTTATGGTAATCTCCACATATTTGGATACAAAGAAAGTTCTGAGGGAGATGTTTTAGATTTTAAATTTATTGATAATAAACAAGATATTAAAAAATCCAATAAAAAATTCACGGATATAGAAGTTGAACAAATAAAAAAATATTATAATAAATTTAATGGAATTCTAACTAAACAAAAAATATTAGATAAATTACAATTAGATCATCATATCAAAATAGGTTTACAAACTTATAATAAAATTATTAAAGGAGAATATTAGATTATTTAGGAATAGCATCATATATTTTCTCTATTCTACTATTTACATTATCTGTTCCTCGCAAAGTATATAATTCAGAATCACGAGTTATCCTAATACAATTATTCCATAATGGATCACAATCATTCATACGAATTATTTGTTCTTTTGTAAAAACTTTTGGCACAGATAGAGGAATATTTCTATTCTCATATCTTTTTTTGAAATCAGCAAAGAAGTCTTTAGTACTCTGAAGTGGTTCCATAATTTATTTTAAAAAAATATTATATAATAATCAAATTTATTATTTATTCACAATGGATCAGGATGCTTACAAATACAACCATTTTGACGAGTACAACATCTACCACGATCAGGGAAGATATTTGGATCATATTTATCATTGTTGATAATATGTGTTTCTTCCCATGCCTGTGATAGTTCATTAATGACAAAAGATTTAATATCTGGTTCCCATTGTTCATTGAAGTTGAAGAATACTGGATAAACTTTAGTGGGTTTATCTTTCACATATGGTGATTTCATAGGTGTCATATCCACTTCGGGTTCCTTGGATTTCTTAACATGACTCTGGGTTTTGATTTTGAATGGTCTGCCCATATTTATTTATTATAATAATTATTCCAAAAAATTAATTTCAAATTTTATTTAAATTTTTATTTATATAATCTTCTATCGCGGATTGAACAGCGTCCTTCGCTAACATAGAACAATGTAATTTAACTGGCGGTAATTTTAATTCGCTAGCAATATCATTATTACTAATCTTATAAGCATTATCAATATGCATATTTTTAATATGTTCTGTTAAATATGATGATGATGCAATTGCTGATCCACATCCAAATGTTTTAAATTTACTATCTATTATTATATTATCTTTTATCTTAATAGATAATTTCATGACGTCCCCGCATGCAGGGGCACCGACTAATCCAATACCGACATCTGTATCTAATTTATTTAATGATCCGACATTCCGTGGATTTTCATAATGGTCTATTACTTTTGTATGATACAATTTACTTATTATATTTCTAAACATATATATTTAATTTAATAAAAAAATATTTAAATAGTTATTTATTTTTAATTTAGTTATAATATTTCTAATATGATTGGACAGTGATCTGATCCCATAATACTCCCATCTATTTGACAGGATTTTACCATATCTAAATATTTATCTTGTAAAAGGAAATAATCTATTCTCCAACCTTTATTAGTATCTCTTGACCTTGAACGCATATTCCACCATGTCCATTCAGATTTATCAGGGTTCATATATCTGTATAAATCTGTATAATTTTCAAGAAATGCTTTGAACATATCTCTTTCTTCTTTGAATGCCCCTGGTGATCTAGCCTTATCAAGTGTAGTTGTATTCCATATATCTGACGCTTCTGATACAACATTAAAATCACCAGTTATGACCAACGGTTTATCCATATGACAATCTATAATTTCTTTAATATTCTTATCCCATGTCTGAGTTCGATAATCAAAGTTCGTCCCAGAATTAGGCACATACATATTTATCAGCGAAAAATCATTAAACTCAGCATACATAAATCGTCCTTCTGAATCATTCAAACCTTTATATTCATATGAAACAGATAGTGGTTTAACTTTAGACCAAATACTTGTTCCAGAATATCCGGTTCCCCTATGACCTGTCCCCTTTGATTCATTCCAATACTTATATGGATACATCCCACAACCTGGACATATCTTTTCACCTAATTTAATAGGACATTTAGTTTCTTGGATACAAATTATGTCTGGATTATGTTTCTCAATTAATATCTTCATATTACATTCGTCTAAGACAGATACACCCGAAGCAGTAATCTTACCATCACAGACGATATTACTCCGGATTCCGTTCACGTTCCAAGAAATGATCTTCATACTTAGATTATTGAATTATAAAAAAATAATAATATTATTTCAAATTTATTACAATGATATAACAGACCCGTTCTCTCTATCAGGAACAACCCTATTATCCTTATTACGCCATGCCTGGTATCCACCGAAACAACAACATATCCCCACAACCGCCATTATTATCAATGATATATATAATACAATTAAAAGAACAAGCATTTCATCCTCCATTTTTAAACTAAATTTTACGTATAATAATAGTAATAAATCAAATTTATTGTAAATATGGATACTCCAAGAATGAATGCTTGAATTACAGGGAATAATATATTCTTTTTCATATATAATCCTTCCAATTTATATCCTAATTTATTTTTATAATATTCTCTTACACCGATTCCTGAAGTAATACACATATTAGTATAACCATTCTCTAAACTGATCCATTCTGCTTTTTTAACTAATTTCTTTCCTAATCCTAAATGTTGGATACCTCCTGATTTACTATTAACTAGAGTTGTCTTTCCATATACGTGCAATTCCCTAATTATAGCACAATTATATAATTCAGGTAAGAATGGATTTTTAGATTTATCTGATAATCTCAATCTACAAAACCCTAATATATTCTTTCTATCTTTTGTTTCATATCTTATGAAATATTCTTTTGTTTCTGACGATTCGAATGAATCTATTACAAGAACAGGATATTCTGTCAATTTAGTATCTTTTATTTCTCTTCCTCTAATTTCAGATGTATCTACTTCTTTATCAATTATTTCTCTAAGATGTCCTTCCTTATTTCCGTGATGAATATAATCATTAGGTATATCTCTGATAATTCTGGGTACTCTTACCCATGGCTGAACATGTTTCATATAATATCCAATTAGATCTCTTAAATAATAAGGATCTTTATCAACATTATGAGTATATTTGCCTTTATCCGCCCATTTCTTGATTACCGTATAATCCGTTGCAACTGTCGGATATATCTTATATTCATCACATAGCAAATTAGGATCATCTAGAATTTTCTGAAACATTTCAAAATCATCTTCCTTCGTAGCATATGGTAAATCAGGCATGAGATGAGCAATTATTTTAAATCCACTATTCTTTAATAATTTAATGGCATCTATTGAATCTTCAATAGTATGACCACGATTTACAATACTCAATAATCTATTACTTGTGTGCTGAACACCTATTTGCATTCTAGTTACTCCTAGTAATCTTAGAAAATATATAGATTCATAATTAATTCCATCTGGTCTTGTTTCTAACGTTAAACCTATAATTTTTATTTTATTTGTTTCATTTATTTGTTGCTCTTCTTTTAATGATAACATTTTTCTTCCTTTCTTCAATGGATAAATATTACAAATATAATAACATTGAATACAGAAATATGTTAAATATTCACGTGGATATTCTAATACAGTTCCACCTAATACAATTAATTCTATTTTATCCAAAGGATGACCCATCATTTCTAATGTAGATAATCTATCATATATCTGTTCCATAGGATCGAAATCATTTCTACTTGCTCTTAAACATGCTGGTTCTCTGCTTAAATAACTCCTAGGCATAATCATTTTACCATCTTCTATTTCATTAGGACAGAAATAACAATTATGCTTACAACTAAATTTCTGAACATGTTCTTTACCTTCTTCATCTATCCATTTGGGGTAGGGTGATGTTAATATTGATACTGATTGTATTCCAGACAAAGACCGTTGTGGTTTCTTTATCAAGAATTTAAGAAAATCACTATCTAATTTTAAAATATTATTTTCAACTAAATTCAAATAACTTTTTCTTAAAATAATTTTATTTAATTTTTCTTTGAAAGAATATTCTTTCATAACTATTTTTAATAATTTATTAAAAGAATATTCTGTATTCTTTAAATAATGTTCATAGAAACTTTTAGTAATATTATCATATTTATTAATATTAAATGTCATATCTTCAATATCCATTTTAGAATTATATAAAAAAAATAAATTTAAATATCAAATTTAAATAATTTCCCATTCTTGTTTTTGATATAATTTATATATAGGGACTGGTTTTTTATAAATTATTATTTTATCAGAACTTTTAGTATCTTTATCTAATTTAGTATTTTCTTTTGAATCGATTACTAAATCTACCACAGGATTATTTAAATCTATTATTTCATCAATATTATTTATTTTGTTATAACAATAATAATAAGAATAAAAAAGGGCGCTAGTTGATATTAAGGAGGCAAATATTAATTTCTTCATATATATAATGTATATAATATATCACCTTATATTCCCACAATTTTTACATACATAGTACCTTTCTCCATATTGACATGATTCTCTTTCCATTACATAGTCATGGTTACATTCTGTTATAATTTTACTATTTAATTTACTCTCGTGTGCTGTCAATATTTGTATTCTATTTAAATAATCTTGTTTTAAATCTCCTAATTTATGTTTTTTAATTTTATCTGAGAGTTTAGTATCACTCAAGAAATTCAAATCCATTATTATTATTATTAATATATAATTATATAGTTTCAAATTTAATTATTAATATATTATATATGGATGATTTATTATTATTTATTATAATATTGTGTGTGTTTTTTTCAGTAATGATATTTTTTAATAAAGATTTATTTGATAAAGATGTTATTAGAGTAAAATCAACAATAGATGATCAAGTTTATTTAGTAAGAAAATTACCAAATTCACAAGAAGCTGCTAATTTACTTGCAAGTTATAAAAAAGATATACTTAAAATATCTCAAAAATTAAGAGAAAAATATATAGATAATGCTGATAAAAGTGATTCAGAATATGAATATAGAAAAAATGGAGTTGAAAGATTATTAAATAATTTCAAAGTAGATAATTTATCTGAATCAGATCCATATCACAAATATAAATCTTATATGATAAATAAAGGTGAAGAATTGTATTTATGTTTGAGACATACAAAAGATAGAAATTATGAATTTAATGATAGAAATTTAGTTATTTTTACAATATGTCATGAACTATCACATGTGTGCAATATAACTTTACAACATCCCCCTGAGTTTTGGGATTGGATGAAAGTATTATTAGAAGCAGCTGAAGAAATAGGATTATATAAACCTGTTGATTATGCTAAATATCCTGCTCAATATTGTGGAATGGCAATAAGTAGTACTCCATATATTTTTAACTAATTCTGTTTATATCAGGGATTGAGTCCATTACATACATGACCGCCAAATGCGCCTTTATTATTTGGTCCAATATGGTAAGGGCAAAAATGTTTCTTACAGAATATACACTGTATTTTTATACCCTGACAATTACTTTGATTTACTCTCACACCAAAAAAACCTGCATCTAATTTTGTTTCTAATATTTCACAAGGTCCTTTATATTCTTCAATAATATCTAAATTTATATCTGCACTTTTCAAAATACCAATATCTAAATTAGGACTTTTTAATGGTGAAGTTTTCCTCTTACTATCTTCAACTAATTTTGCTTTAACTTTAACGTTTTCTTTTATTTTGGCATCTACTGTTTTAGCAGAATGGTAATTTTGGTTTAGAAAAACTCCACATAAAGTCAGAACTGCTGTGCACATACTACCTGTTAAAGATATTAATGCTATAATAATTTCTTTATCAATACCTTCACCATTCTCATATATAATTGATGTATTATTACTCATAGTATATAATGTAAATATTTTTAAATTTGATTTTTATAAAAAAATTATTTATTAAATATAAAATAATGATTGTATTCTGTTCAATTCATGGTGAAATTAATATCTCTGAATATGCTAAAAGGATCATTGATACTCCAGAATATCAGCGATTAAGAAATATAAAACAAGGAGGTGCTGTATATTCTGTATGGATTGGTTCATCACATCACAGATTTGAACATTCAATTGGTGTATACCATCTATCATGTAAGCTTATGGACTTATTAAACCAAAAGGGTCTATATTTTAATGAAAAAGAATATAAATTAGTTTCTGTTGCTGCTCTTATACATGATTTAGGACATTCAATTTCATCCCATCTATTTGATGATTGGTTGAATGAAATAGGTATATATTCAGAACATGAAGAAAGAAGTATTGAAATATTTAAATATATGAATGAAAAATATAATTTAGGATATAATAGTAATGATATATCATTTATTAGTAATATAATTAATCCTAATTATGATGAACTAGAATATAGTAAAAAATATTTATATCAAATTGTATCATCTGAGAATGGTATCGATGTTGATAGGATGGATTATATTTTAAGAGATTGTAAATATTCAGGTATGAGATATTCATTCGAACTAGATACTATTTTACAGAACACATTTATTAGTGTGACAAATGAAATTGTATATTCAGAAAAAGCAAAATGTTCTATTGATTCATTCTTTCATTCTAGATATTCATTATATAAACAATTATGTAATCATCCTACAGTACTTGCTATTGAATATCACATTAAAGAAATTTTAACTGAAATTAATAATGTATTTAATATTTCAGATTCTGTTATAAATGACGATTGGATCAAATTCTGTAAATTTACTGATGATATATTCTCTACAATAGATTTCATAGAAGATCCACGATTAGATAAAGCAAAAGAATTATTAAATAATATTAAAACTAGAAATATTCTCAAATTAGTTGGTGGAGTTATTTCTAATAAGGATTTAAATTTAGTATCTGAGAATGAGAATGTAATAGTTATCAAAAAAAGAATTTCATATCATAGTTATTCGTTGCCCCAATATATTTCAAATAGTAAAAATAAAACATTATTAAATTCTAATAAATATCCTGATGAATATATTATTAAAATTATGTGTAAAAATCCTAATGATCCATATGCTTTATCTTTATTAGAATCTATTTAATAATTTAATGGATGATATATAATAAATTTTTTTTATTCTTTATTTTTAAATAATATATTATATATATTAATATAATGTCTAATACTACTCCTCCGCCCGCATTATATGGTACATTACCATTACAAAAACAATCATTTATCTTTACAAATATAATAACTAAAGATACTAAAGATATAGAATTATATCCTGATGATACAAATTTAACTGTTTTAAATAAATTATCTGTAAAATTAAACATTTTAACTAATGAAATTTGTGCTTATGTTAATGATTATAAACTTATAGGTTTTTCATATGATAATATAAATATTAAACAAATATTTAATAAAAACAAAATAGATTTAGACAATTGTTTAGATGAAAACTTTGTAGATAAAATTGGTAATAAGATAAATGTTGATAAAAATAATTTAATGAATGAACTTTTTGAAGAAAATTTCACATCGTGGCCCCCAGCAGATAATATAAATTATTTTACATTAAATGATTTATTAAAAAAAAATAAAAAATTAAATCCTTATATGGATCCAAAATTTTTATATTCAGTCATTTATAAATATTTTCCGAATATTAAAAAAGATTACATTGATAATTACTCAAATAAATCAAATTCAGACTTAAGGAAAAAACATATTAAAAAAATAAAAAAACTATTATCTTCTAATAATCATTATTTAGATATATTAGATAATAATGTAGATAACCTGCTAAACGAACAGAAATTTACTAGTAAATTATTAAATTTCAAATGCATTAATATTGAAAATAATATAAATATTATTAAATTATTTTCAGATTATGAATTATCATCTGAAAGGTTTTACACAAAATTAATTCTGGAAGATTATAATAATTCATTTTTTAAATTATATAAACCTGAATTAAAACTCCCCCTATCTACCGACAAAGATAAATTAGATAAAGACATATGTAGTAAATTATTAAATGATTTCTCTGATAATGTCTCTTTGCCATATGAATTTAAATATATGCCTCCGTCCATACAACCACGAAATTGTCTAATTTTCAAAACAAAACTAAAACTAAAAGAAATCAATCTATTTTATTCATTTATTCTTTTTATGAATGGAAATTATGATTTTATAATTAATAATTACAATGATATAAAGATTGATGATGTTGTCTTAAAAAAAATTGAACAAGATATTAATAATTTAATAGAGGACATAAATAGACCTAGAATTTACACTATTAATGAAATACCGAGGTTGAAGAAATATGATGATAAAATATATTTTATAAATACTGAAATAGTATTTTCCATGGATAATTTTTATTACAGATTAGGGGAAAGCATATATGATAAATCAATCATTTTAAAATATTTATCTAATTTTTATACACATATAAGGATTGTTAAAGAAAAAATGGATATGGATTTGGATCCGGACACCATTATTTTAAAATATAAACGTGTTAGCAATTATGAAAATACAGATACAATACAAAGTATTATAAATGTATTACATGATCCAAATATAGATATACCACTAGAAGAGTTTATCGAAATGATTTCTAAAAATATTGGTATAAGTGTTGACGTTGCAACACAAGAACACCAAAAATGGAGTGAAGATAACGAAAAAAACGAATTTAAGAAAAAATCATTTAAAACAACTGAAGCGGGTGCCGAAATTAGAATAAATAATTTAAATGAACATATAAATTTTCAGATATATAATGTACAATCCCGAAATGAATTAAATCGTATAATACAATTTATAAAAATATTTATGAAATTGTATGAACAATTTATTAAAAAAGAACTAAAAAACAAAAAATTAGAACGTTTATTCACAGAAGAAGATTATAAGAAAGAAATAGAGGATATACAAGAAGAACAACAATTATTTCAATTTATTGAAGATCCTATTCCATCTGATATACATAGTTCTCAAGTAACAAATGATCAAGATGAAGATTTAGTAGATACGCCAACGACCGAGAGTAGTTCGGCACCGGACGAGTTGACTGATGAATCAACCAGCAGCACCGGTGGCGGAAAAATTCGAAAAATAGGAAAGGGCGGATACGATCTTTTTGATAAGTTAAAAAATAAAGATCCTAAATTATTTGGGAATCAATCCTTGGGATACGCATCAGCATGTGCCCCAAATTTATTTAACGTACCTGTGCCACTTTCCGATATTGAATTAGAAAGAATAAAAAAATATGATATTTTTAAAACTGTAAGGATAGAAGGGATACCACTGACACAAGAAGAGATTTGGTCTGATAAATATATGACTAATAATGCTTATGGTAAGGCCGACAATCTTAAAACAATATTGAAAAATAAAGGAATTTATTCTTCTGACGAATTTCCATCTTTTTCACAAAATATCTCACAGACTAAAATAGGTGACCAAAAAGAAAATATTAATTATATTTGCCCTAAATATTGGGATATTTCTAAACGTGTTTCTATTCATCCAAGAGATATATATGATAGACTAGATGACATTATACCCGAACCGGGACCTGGGAGATTTAAAGGGAATACAGACAAAACTATTATATCAATAAATCACAGTTCGTGGGGTCCAGTGACTGATGATAAGATTATGGAGCGAAAGCTTAAATTTATAAAACACTTGGAAGTTTATTACATTTTAGAAGGTAAAATAAAACCGGGTTACATGAAAAAATTAGAAAAAGGATTAGAAGATTCTATGAAAATAAAAAAAATTAAAGAAGTAGACTTTGAAAAACAACTCCAATATATTAAAGATAGTGGTTCTCCCTTGGATAGGAAGGTCATGGTGAAATTTAATGAGCAGAAGGATAAAATCTATGCTAGAGAAGATACTAAATTAAAGGAATTGAGTCCGGAATTGTTAAATGATCATATTTTCAAAAAAGCTCACCCTGAACATAGAAAATATATTGATTTATTACATCAACAAATTGTAAAATATATACAACCACGATTTTTGCCTCCGAAAAAGAATGTTGACGGGTTCCTCGCGCCATGTTGCGGCGCGTACAAAGCAGACTATAAAGTAGGCGTTTATAAACCGGCGGTCTTAGACAAAAAGAATATTAGAATTGCTGATTTAACACCATCAAATATTAATAAGTTCGCTCATATTCATCCGCATCTGCAAACCTTATTTGGGTTCAAAAAAGAATTCCATGATAATAAAAGACATTTGGGAGGTTTTATTAAATTTGGCGTACAACAAAATAACAATTCTTTAATAAATGTACTTAGCAATTTGTACTTTAAGGAGAATAAAACCGTCGCAAATTTCCTCTCTCCTGGACCCATTCCACTTCCGTCCGATATCGCAAAATATAGAACAAAATATAGATTAGGGATATACTTTAACAAGTGGCGATTAGCAGTACCCGATTTTAAAACAAAAATATTAATAAAATCATTAACTGATGAAAATTCATTATTAACATTTATGAAATGTGGCGATGGTAATATTGTACAATTATTTAAATCTTCTTCATATAATATTAATGATATTGAATATTTTGTGGATTATATTGCTGATGAAAAAAATACTATAAACCAATTAAAAAAAATCAACATTAATAATAAAGATTATAAAAAGATTAAAAATGATTTTGAAGAATATGGAATAAGACTAATGAAAGAAAAAGGGCAATCTGGTTTTGATAAATATGGATATATTAATGAATTCAATGATAAAATTTATAATTCAGATATTAATATTAAATTTATATATGATTTAATCATATCTAAAAATAATTTTATTGAGTACCTAAATTCAAATGAAATTAAAGATTATAAATATATTTTACCTTTAATGTCTGAAATTAAAAATGACCATATTTATATATTATTTGAAAATAATGACGATAGTATTAATATACGATTACCATTAAATACATATGATATTTATAATGATAAATGCATATTTAATTTTATATATAAAGTAGGAGATATATATGAACCTATTTACTATTTTAATAATATTAAACCTATGGCAAATGGAAATATGGAATGTGATATTGAAAAAAATATGCATTCATATGGAAAAATAAATGAATATATAGGTAATATATTAGATAGTATTTCGAAAATAATACAAGAAATATACCGCAAGAAAATCGAAGACATTGAAATATTTGGACTAGACGATTTAATTAAAGTAATAAAACAGAGTGATGATGAACCAGACAAACTATTAGTTGATCCTTATTGTAAAGTATCTCATGTTATTACTAAAAATAATTGTATATTCCCTATAATTCCATCTGGAATTATTGATGGATATGAATTAATTTATTCATTTGATAATAAACCATCTTTTAAAAAATACCTAGAATATCGTAAGAAAAAAGTTGTATTAAAAAAAGACAAACCCGGGGTAAAAATATATATGGAGAAACTAAGTATAAAAGGATTCATCTTAAATGATAAAAATAAAATTATTAATATTGTTTTTAAAAATAATACATATATACCTATAGAAGAAGAAGAATATGGTAAAACAAACAAACATATGAGACGTCGACCTATATTAGGTTATAAAGATTTATTTATTATTGATAAAGACTTACAAAATTTTACAAAAGAAACCGATGACAGATATAAATTCACTTCAGATACTGATTACCGAAATTATATCACTAATTTAGCAGTCCAAAACATTATTTATTATATTAAAAATACTAAATATCCTAAAGATTATTATACAAATGAACCCGAAAAATATAACGAAGATGTCGAATATGTATTTAAATTAAATCCTAAAAAGGTGCCGAAATGGAAACCAGAAGAGGGTAAACTCTATGTGGAAAAAGATGATAAACCATCCCTCCACCCAGATTACTTCTATGATGAAAATAAATTTTTAGGGACTGTTATAAAAAAAGGTAATGATACTACCACATTGGCTAAATTAGAGATAAATGTATCCTTATTAGATGAATTATACTTAATTATAAATAATGGAATACATACGAATTTCACTAAACAAACTAAAATATTTGAATTTTTGACTGAGCGGCATTCCAAAGAGATGAAGTTATGTATTATTGACGAAATTATTATAGATTTGCCTGATGATGAATATGAAAAATACAAAAATAATACAGATATTAGTATTTGTTATAAAAGTAATGATAAATGTTTAGGATCATGCGAACCGGATAAGAGTGATAATGATAAATGTAAATTATATGTGAAAAAATCAGATATTCCGCAATATGGAGCAGGCAAATCATTAATTAATAAAATTATATATAAATTTATTGATTTATTATTAATTCATAAAGATATTGATAAAATATCTAGTCTTTTACAAGAGAATATTAATATAAATGATCTATATAAAACTGTCAAAAACGATGAAATATTTTTTAATTATATACAATATAAAAATAAATATATAAATGAATTATTTAAATCAGAATCAGCATTTATTAGAAATATTAATTTCTATGATAGAGAAAATACCTATCTAAATCAATCTCAAGAATCTAAACCTATCAAATCTATCATTAAAGGTGTTCCTAATATTATTAAAAAAATATTTATGTATAGCAATGTATTAACATATATTGATGATAATAATTTAGATTTCGAACCCTTAGTATATAGTTTTTCAGATATTTATATCGATGAAATATCTTCTGATAAACTTAAAGATGTTATTTGTACTAAATTAGAAAGAATAAAAAAATATGATAAAGATGGTACAATTATTAAGAATAATTATTCAAGATATGATAAAGATTTCAAATTAACAAATATTGAAGATATTAAAGGTAATATTAATAAAACCAACTATAAAATTAATCCATTTGATTTAGAAATACTATCACAAGAATATAAAGAGATAGGATTTTTATTAATATCTAGTAAGTATTCAAATAGCGATCCTACCAACCTAAAACACAATATAATATTAAAATATTATGATAAGATTAAAAATAAAGTAAATGAAGTTGATAAATTTATATTATTATATCATTTCTTGAATGAAGATGGTGAATATGATTTATCTAATATTGTATTTAAAAATAATGAGTGGGAAGATGACGATCAATATAAATCATATTTATCACTAGATGAGTTGTTAAAAATACCTGATATAAAAACTATTATTGAAAATGATTATCCAGACCTTTTGTTGAATAATAAATGAGTTATTTAATTATCATAATTTTAATATTTCTTTTAATAATAATAATGGAGTATTTATCAGAAATTAGAGAATTTAAATTACTTAGAAATTGTATTAATAATGATCCCATTTGTGATTTTTTTCAATTGCAATCTTACCTTAATAATGGTTTAAACTTTGAAAAAGACACGCATGACTATTTTAATAAATATGTAAATAAAGTATCCTCTGATTTTATAGATGGATTTTTAAATAATATTATTGATAAATCTAAAGAAATTTATCCTAGATTATCTATTAATAAATTTAATAATATAAATCAAACAATTCACAAAATTCAAGAGAATGTTCCATTAATTATTAATCCTATTTTAATGAATGATAAATATAAATTAATTGTAAAATGTGATTTTATAATTAAAAAAGATTTATTTTTAAAAATATTTAATCAAATAAAAAATATTTCATTTAATTCAATATCGAAAAATGACTATTTAATCATTAATATTGTTCCAGAAATTCTTACATTTAAAAAAGGATGCAGAGAAATATGTAATTCATATAATGTTTTCTATAATAAATGTTCTTTATATTGTTTTAATTCAGCATTGAGACAATATGTAGGTAGAAATAATTTTTATTTTATGTTCGGAAAAGATTATAAATATAATAATTCATTATTAAATAAACAAGAACATATTGGATTAGTTATTTTTGATAACATATATAGAGAAAAAATATATTATTCATTAAATTGGTTAAATAGATTAAGAGAAAATCAATTACAATTATATCCAAAACCATCATGTTTAGAATTATATCCAAATATGAACAACAAACAAAGTTGTTGGGAAACAGAAAAGAAAAAATTAGCGAAAAAAGTAAAAGAAATTACTCTAATATGGAGGATTTCATATGAAGATCGTAATTATCTAATTAATATGGGAATAACTACTTGGGATAATCCCTACTTACTAAATAATTTATATGAATTAAAAGATACTAATACCAGAGATATTCAAGAAAGAATTATTCATATGAATAAATATGAAAATTTAATAATAGAACCACGACACATTTCAAAAGATTTTAAAGATATATTAAAACCATCTGAAATTGAATTTGTATTAGATATAGAATCAGTGATAAATTTAGAAACTACTGAAAGTTATTTTAATAACGATGTCAAAAAAGATTCTCCAAATATATGTATAATTGGTTTAATTCTAATTTCAAATAATGGATATATTTTCAAAGATTTTACTATAGATGATTTAACTATTGAATCAGAAAAACGGAATATTATTAACTGGGTATCCTTTATTAGTAAATATGATAATATAAAAATATATCACTGGGGTCATGCTGAGAAAACATATTTAGAAAATATTCATAAAAGATTTCCTGATATTAAATTACCTAAAATGACCTTAATAGATTTATTACATTATTTTAGACAAGAACCTATCATAATTAAAGACTGTTTTAATTTTTCATTAAAAACAATTGGTAAAAATATGTATAAACATGGATTAATTAAATCTACATGGTCCGAAACTGACAATGGTTTAGATGCTATGATTAAATTCAAAGAATTATGTTTGAAAAAAGATAAAAATATTCCATTAAAAAGATATAAAGAAATTGCTGAAATTATTGAATATAATAAAATGGATTGTGTAATTCTTATGGAGATATTACAATATTTAAGAA